GGGTAATGATGTTATCAGCTAGGTTAATTGTATTTGTATTAACAGTAGTAGTGGTACCGTTAACGATAAGATCTCCACCAACTGTAACTGTACCTGATGTAGTCAGGGTATTCATAAGGTTAGCACCTGTAGAGGTAACGTTACCTGTCAGGTTACCTGTTACGTTACCTACTAAGTCACCTGTAACATCACCTACAAAAGTAGCATCAGTACCGTTTGTACCATTGTCTAATACAGTTACACCATTAAGGGCTTTAACATCCCCTGTTAGATCACCAGTTACGTTACCTGTTGTATTACCAGTTACGTTACCAGTGACGTTGCCTGTCAGATTACCTGTTACGTTGCCTGTAACTGTACCGACTAAGTTACCGTTGATAGGGCCTGTGACGTTAAGAGATCCACCTACAGTGGCGTTACCTGTGTTTACAGTAAAGTTACCGCTAGAGATAGCTGTATTACCTACAACATTAAGAGTGCCGTCTAGTGTGGTATCTCCTGTTACATCTAGGTTACCTGCAAAGTCTACGTCAGCACCATTGAATGTAGCAGCTGTAGTGGTACCAGACTTAACTACCAAGTCACCTGCACTGTTAGTAAATCCACCGAATGGGATACCACCGTCATGCAAATGTACATTACCGCCGTCTGCGTCTAGTGTAATGTCACCTGCTACATCTACAAGTAAATTACCTGAGCTTACAGAGTATATGTTATCCTCAATCTCAGTAAAGCCATTAACACCTACGATAGCTGTGTCGATATAAACTGTACCATCAAAGTAGCCGTCTTTGAACTTAGCTGCTGCAGATCCTACGTCAAGGATGTTGTTAGCTTTAGGTAGGATATTAGTAGTACCAATAATAACGTCTTGCGCTGGGCCTACCTTAGTAATGGCTGCACCACCAGCTACAGTACCATCGTGGGTGTGACCAGAGGTAGCATTGAAAGCAGCCTCAATAGCGTTAAACTCATCATCAAGATCATCAGCATCAATAACGTTACCGTTAGCAATGTTGTTTGTAACATCTTGGCGTAAATAACCTGTCATGGGGTTGCTTCCTTATTGTCTGTCGTTCTGCGTAAATTCAAGTAGCGCAGTATCTAGTGTAAATGTAGGGCTTGTAGAGTTATCTTCAATACGAATTGCGATTGTCTTACCTGACCCAATGATTTGATTCTGGTAGATCTTATCCAGTGCGCCACCATATGTCGTTGAACCAAACACAGAGCTAACGGAGCCATAAGATGACACAGCTAAGCCTGTACTTGTAACTGTAACAGATGTAGGCTGAATAAGGTTCTGGTTATTTAAACGAGTAAAGTCATACTTAACAGATAGGTCAAAGCTAAAGCTGCCTGTAGGGTCAATATACGTAGTTAGCTTATAGAAAGTCTTACGTACCTGTGGGTCTGTGATAGGCATGTAAGGTGACTCATAGATAGCCTCAATAGGCTGACCATCAAAGCTACTACCCTGCTCCATCTTGTATACATAGCCATCCTCGTTAGCGAATAGGATAACCTCACTATAACTAGCCACATACTTAGAGTCAGCTACATATGCTTTAATACCTGATGACTCACCCCATGCTAGGTTAGCTGTACCTTGGTCAGAGAACTTAGTAACGAGTAGACCACGTGACACCTTCTGTTGGGTAGAAGGTATATACGCAAAGATACGATACTGAGCCTTCTCACGTACAACAATAGAACAGAAGTTAGATGTACTCTGTGAGAATTTATACACGTCATCTGCGATAGGGTCAGATGCAACTTCAAGTGCAAAGTCACCAATACGGTCTGTCGCACCTAGTAGTCGAATACCGTCAGGTGACATGTACATAATATCACCACCAACTTCCTGAATAGTGTCAGGATCAAGACAGCCAATACTCTCTGTGATAGGACTTAACTGGAAGTCAGAGATAGTAGAACCTGTAAGGCGTTGGATCTTGTTACGGCTAAAGATGATTAGCTGTTCACGGAAGGTGATAAGACCTGTGATCTGGTGTGATACGTTAATAACACCACCACCGTTAGCTGCACTATAGTCACCTGAATCGCCTGGTGCTGAGAAGTACAGGTTAGAACCCTTAGAGAAGAACACAGTATTCTTAAAGATAGCTACCTGTTCTGCACCCTGTAAGTCTGGGTTGGATGTTATAAAACTCAGTGTGTTGGTATTGTCTTCAAACAATGCAGGGTAGTTAACATTATCTGTAAATATTACATAGTGACCATTACCGAAGTTATACTCAGCTGAACGGATCTTACCACCACTAAGAGCAGCTGTACCTAGAGAAACCCAACCAACACCTGTACTGTGGTAGTACTCAGTAGTGACAGCATTACTACGTGCAGCAATAAACTCACCCGCATTGATTACTTTAACACCCTTTACAACACCTATCCCTGGTACAATATTAGGGTCTACCTTGGCGTAACCACGAAGCTTAGAGTAACCACCTGATTTAGCAGGCTCAAAGTTTTGTAAGATAGTGGCAGAGCCAATAGCATTAACCCCCTGTTGTAGAGGGCTAAGGTTAGAGATAAGGCCACCCTTAAACTCAATAGGGAATGTCTGCCAATTAGTTGCCATTAGTACTTAACTCTTGTATCACGAATATAATCGGTACGGTTAATGTTAATAGAACGCATAAACTTAATGCCATCAACGAATTTGCTTTGTGATAACTGTGCAGCCTGCATGTCACCACGGAATACGTAAGCGTAATACATAGCACCATCTACAATAACATGACGGTATTGCTCTGGTACAGTAGGTACATCAGTATCGTACACCATGTCTACACCAGTAGTGTAGTACTCATAGATAACTTCGTATGCTTTATCTGGTGAAGCAATAAATAGTAACTCACGGCTAGGCGCACGTACTACATAGTCAGGAGTTGTTCTGATACCTGTACTAGAGTTATACTCATAATCTGCATGTTTGTCAAGGTATTCTTCATAGGTTAACACTTTTAGTTTGCGTGTGTCAACATCTAACGCTGCGTCACGTTTAATGCGAAAGCTGTTCATGTTAACAGTCTTAGCATCGTAAGGCATACTGTAGCGTACAACACCTGGTGTCAGGACCTCTGTCTCTTCACGATGGTTCCAAGGCCACTCAAACTCTTCTTGGTGGATGTGACGGATAGAAGCGTTAACAGCATCCTTGCTCAGGTTGTAGTAACCCTGTGCTGTAGCAAAGTTAGTTGTAGTAAGTTCTACTTCGTTAAGACGGCGGTTAACATCGTTAACTAAGCCAATGAAATCGTATGCCATTATTATTTCTCCTTAATACGTAAATACACTGAGCGTTCATACTGCAAGCCACCAACAGTAGTGATACGGCAGGTAACTAAGTAACGCACATTGTTTGTACCAAGAGATAGACGGATAGTAGCTACAGTAAGAGTGTTAGTCTTCTGAACCATCTGTAAGCCATTGACAACACTAGCAGGATTGACCAGAGTCTTAACTCCATTGGCATCATCAATATACCAAGTAACACCAGAGATGTTATCACCTGCTAGAAAGCGTGACCAGTCAATGCTGTAATCAAGGATCTCATCCTTATCTTTGTCGGGCCATTTATATGACATACTTGTAATCCTTATGCTGCTATGCGTACAACAGTATCTCTGTCAGGTGCATCAATGTGTACGGTTCTATTCATTGCGTCTGCAGGTATACGTACAGTGTAACCTTGGTCTGTACCCTGTACAAATATAACTCTGTTCCTACTGTAGTTAGATGCTACATACGGGAAGTGGTTTGTAATTACTACAGGACGTTTAGTATATATGTTAAGCGCTGGGCTTGCAATACGGAACACGTTTGTAGTACGTGTCGTTATAATACCAGCGTTGGTATTGGAAGCTACCCCTATTGGTAACACAGTAGCTGCAGCCGTGACAACAGGAGTACCTAAACTGATAGTCATGGTAGGTGTAGCCACAGCTGTATTAGCCTTAGCTACGATTACGAATGCACCTATTGCGCCTGTAGCAGCAACACCTACTGGTAATACGTTAGCTAGTGCTACGACTACAGTTGTACCTACTGCTGAGACTCCAGCAACGGACGCAGGAGTAACGTTAGCTTGCGCTACGACTACAGGTGTACCAACAGAGCTTACAGCGCTTACAGAGGCTGCTGTGAGGTTAGCAGCTGCTATAGTTACAACACTGCCTACCGCACCTGTAGCAGCAACACCTACAACGTTGCTACGTACATTAGGATCTGTAGAGAGTGGTGCAGTAGCTAGTGCTGTAAAGCCAAACATTACTCAGCTGCCTCTTCTATGGTTAGCTCCCCAGCCTCAACCTGACGCATAATCTCAGCGTAGTGACGGTTGGCTGGGTCAAGCGGGACGAATAGCTCTTGCCCGTCAATGGTGGCGCGGATGGATGTGTTGGTGCCTGACATCGGGCTTACTTGGTATTGGGCTGATGTGATTTGCATTTGATCCATCTTTATAACTCCGCATCTAATTTAAGGCTATCTGCTCGAACAAACCAAGAATGCGCACCCGCTGTGTCGTAATTCAAGTAGGCTTCGCAACCATCTTGGTAAGTGGTTTGCACAACTACATCTCTATTTGACACAACATTAGAGTCATTTGAAGCGTAGGCTTCTGCGTTCCCGCCCCCAGTCGCAGTAGGTGCTACCCTCATAACAGTTCGCCACTGGAAACTGCCGCCATAAGAAGCGGATGAGTTGTTGTAGCTACAAAACACTCTATCTTTGATGATACACTCTTGATAATACCTCTGGCACCTCGCCAATTCATCACCATAGCTGCGATGCTCGAATGGGGTGGCTGTGTCGCCTTCCTCTAATTGGACCTGATCCACCTGTATCATAGCAGAAGATGCAGAACCCGTAGGGTTCAGGTAGAACCGTGGCATATGTACACCGTACTGATTGCCTGTGGACGTTACGGTTCCTGTAAAAGTAAACCTAGTCCAAGTAGTAGGCACCGTGACATTCGTAGAACCGCCAATATCTATAAGGTCTGTGCCGCCGTTTTCAAGGTACAGATTATAACTAGAACCTGTAAGAGACTTTGCGTAAAAGGAAAACGTCATTGTTTTCCCGTGCATCTTCTGCCCTACGTCCTCAACATAGTAATCAAAGTGAACGTAAGTTAATCCATCAGTACAATCAAATACCGCCCCACGATTGTCTTCACCTGTATTACCATTCGTGTTAGGCTGGCGAATACGGCCTCGTGTAGTCTGCCACCGATCAGCGGAAACGTAACCTGTTCCCGCACCAGATACGCCATTATTAGATCGTTGCCAGACAAGGAACTCGCCATTTATGATGTGGTTCCTGTTCGACAAAGCCCCATCCACAGGAACCCGTGATGCAAAGTCTCTTGCGTTACTCATGTGTGTTTCTCCTGTGTTGTGGGGTTAGCCGATTAGGTAGCCGCTGAAGCCGTTGTGAGCGTTACCCGTAGCGTACATTGACATCGAACTATTTGGCCCTATTTTGACAGATGCGAAATCGCCTGCATTCAGCTGCATAACAACACCCCCGCCAGCGTGAATATACTTGGTGCTTGCTGATGCGTCGTTTTGACTGTATGGATTGTTCTTGTTGTAAACCACGCCATTCTTTAATAGTTGGAGCCAGATTACAGACTTGCCCGCACCTCCCATTCCATACGCCTCAAAGTAGTACACACCAGAAACAGGGGCCGTAAACCTGCCTGTTGATGCGTTGTAGTGGCCTCCTACATTAACAGCAACACTATTAAACACAATCACTGTGTTATATGATACATCTCCCGCATCCCGTACTGCACTAAACGCTGGCTGATACGGCTTTGTCACACGCCCAGCACTGTCGATCTTCATGCGTTCACCATCCACACCACCAAAAGTGTAGCCCGTGTAACTTGCTTGCGAACCGTAAAAGTCAAGGAAACCAGTGCTTGAATTACGACCAATGGCATAATGTTCACTTGAGGCAGTGCGAAGACGTATTTGATCGCTGGTTGAACCAAAAACATCTAGACTTGCAGATGGGCCAGCATGTCCAATCCCAACATTACCACCCGTAACATTAAGCCCACCCGTCATAGTATCGCCAGACACATTGACATAGCGTGTATCAGCAGCGGTCTGCGTAATAGCATTACCTACGCTAAACGTATTGTACTTAACCACCTCTAGTTCATCACCTGCATTAGCGGCTGTGGTTAGCGTAATGGTTGGGCTAGTAGTAGCGGCATAGTCCACCACAGGGTCTAGCAAGAGGCCATTCATAAAGACCTGAACAAAGTTAGGCGTGTAGCCATTGGTAACAGTAAAGGCAGTCTGCCCTGCTGTCGCTGTAAGTGTCTCTGATACATAGTTACCAGAGCCAATCAGGTTAGATAAGTCTCTTGCCCGTGTCATAAGGTTATACCTCTTGTGCGGCTAGGTGCGCTGCATAGGCAGCTTTGAGTTCGTCTGTGTGTAGCAGTGCTGCCAAGTCTTGCACTTCCTGTGGCTCACCCGATACGTCATCGTTAGGGGCAATCACATGACGGTGAAAGCTGCGGCTGATCTCAACACCATCACGCTCAATGATTGTAGCATGGCGGCACTGGATGTGCTTGAATGGGCCGACGATCTCATATTTGTCGATCTCTGTGCGTTCTGTTAATGCCATCGTTTATCTCCTTTGTGGCGTGGACTGACTACCCTACGATCCAGTAGGGGTGGTTATGCGGTTATATAAGACATTGATATTCTCAAGGCCGACCCACCCGTTGGCATCATAGAGGTTGCTTCCCACCCCCATCCAGAACCTGGGTTGCTCGTTAAAAAGCCAATGTAAGACTGGGTAATAGAGTGGCAACCAATACTAATATGATTTCCTCGGGCTGGGCTGTAAGATGACGTATTTGAAGCGCCATCGGCTTCTACACCGGGACTTATAGCAAACGGCAGAGGCCCAACCATTATCAAATCGGAACTTAGATTGGATGCCGACGTAACATCAAGCATTATACTAACGTGTACTAGGTCACCCACTTTGGCATAATTACCTTGTTGTCTATTGTAAGTAATAACTGGATTATTTCCATAATATCCAAGAATTGAAGGCGAAAACGTGCCACGTTCCACGTCATCCAGATAATTAGCCGAGCCAGTCCCGCCAAGGTAAACACCGCCAGATAGGTATGCGTCACGAAAACGGTAAGAGCCGTTCCCAAGATCCAGACTTGCATCAGTTACGTTATTAGTTGATTGGCTCCACGGTAAGATGCGATTGTTGGCACCCTGAAAAGCTAACGCAGCCGCACCGTTGCCAATGCTCATATAAGTGCCGTCTGTACCAATACTCCCCACAGTGGAGCCGTCTTTGAGGTACTGAACAATATCACCGTCAGATGTTTTGCGGTTGTAGTAAGAAACCGTAGCATTATCACGGGTAAATGCGCTGAATCCATTAGACCACAGTTCAGTGCCAGCAGCAGTGTTGTAGCCAGTTGCAGCCTTACCCACCAGCACATTCTCACTGCTATCAATAGTCATAGCAGTTGCGTTGGCATTGTCGTCAATACCCTGTGAGGTAAAGCTGCCAGTGTGTGTCACAGGCCCTGTAAATGTACCACCCGTAGCAGGCACATAGTCGCTGTTAGGGATGTCCGTCTGTAGTGCTACTACACTCACAACGTCATTCAAGTTGGTAGGGCTTGCCAGCGTAACGGTATTGCTGCCAGACGTAGTGTAGTCGCTCTCATCCATCAAGATGCCGTTGACGTATACAGAGATTTGACCATCTGTAAAGCCTAGCGTCTTACCGTCATCATCAACACCCGTAAAGGCAGTCTGACCCTGTGTTGCAGTAAAGTCAAACTTAGCCTTGCCGAATGAACGTATATCTTTGGGCGTGGTGCCGATGTATGCCATTGTGGTATTACCTTATGCTGGTAGTTCTTGTGCAGCTTCTTCGTTGCGCTGGGCAGCAGTCTTAACCAGTGCGTTGTCGAATGCGTATGCTACGACAGCCTCACGGGTGGTTGGGACTTGGATGCCGTTGTCCAAACAGTGCTGCACTGTAAGCTGAACGATCTCGTCATTCGCAATGCGGCAACGCTCTGTCACTGCATTCTCAGCCCATTCCTCTGGGGATGCTGCTGCGTATGCTAAGCCAGAGTATTGTGTTTCTGTTAGTTCGATAGTGATGGTAGGCATTTTATGCTCCTTTAGGGTTTGTCGGGCCAGACTACATCTTGCAGACTGGTATATGTATCTGTGATGTCACGTAGTGCTTGGCGGTATGCTGTTTGCTCTGCTGTCATTGTTCGGTCTGCTACAGCCCACCAGTCAGTCTCCGCTAGTTTGCGATCACGTTCTGCACGGAGTTCCTTCATAGGCTGGGCCGCAATCAGTTCATCACGTTTTGCTGCGACAGTTGCCCAAGCAATACCGTGGTCTGTGCTTTCGATTGCTGTGCCATTGGCATCTACACCTGTTACCGTGCGGAACATTTCGTTAAATTCTGCTTCTGAAGTTGGTTCGCCACGGAGTACCCATTCCGTAACACCTAGTTCAGAAAGTGCTGTTGCGATTGTAGTCATTTTCATTCTCCGATTTAAACTGCAATTTCTTGTACTATGTATCTAAATGCACCGCCCTGAAATTTCAAGGTGATTGTCCCACTATTATATCTGCCTGCTTGGATTGCAAATGTGTGTGGACCTGCAGTTAGATTCTTTGTGATAAAGTGGTTATATTGAGTCTCTCGACCAGCGTTTTGACCATACCATGTGTGATACCAACCAGGTTGATTTAGATCGTTACGATCAATATCTGCCACTTCCGCAACACTTACACCATCAACTGTCAATCTAAAGAAAGGGTTAGTGTTAGCGGTGTCTTTAATGTACTGTTGTGTATCCATTGTCCAGATCATCCGCGAATTGTCTCTGATGACATCTAGCGTGAAAGTATCGAGAGTGTTATAGTTACTGTTGGCTATTGCTACATCAGATGTGCTTGGACTTTTAAGATAGTGAGTATTTAGAACAGTCCCAGATACATCTACACCTAGATCTTCAGCACGTGGTGCTGTACCGTTTGACAGTTGGATCTGATCGACTTTGATTATACTGGTCATTGTGCGATCTCCATGACTGACATTAATTTATCTGAACTATTTACTTGGAATAGTGTTGCACCACCTCCACCTAATCTAACTCTGAAATCTAAAGTAGTAGGTGATGTCGATCCTGACGTAAGAATACACCCAAAAGGCATAAGCTGACCCACATCTACATCACCCTGCAGGTAACCATTTCCGTACGTACTACTGCTAGTGTCAATCCCATCACGAAAGACACTACCAAAACCGTATGGGTATGAACCGCCAGTAACGTAACAGTTAATCTTACCGCTGACCACTAATAGACTATTAGTGTACTTTGGAGTAATAGTTATGCTACACCCTGTTACTACAACATAGTTGGTTGTATTATTGGCTTGTGATGTTGTATTGCTTAAAGATTGCGCATACTTAATCTGAACTAAAGAACCCGGATTATGTTTCAGATCCGGTATCTCAACTTGGCTACCCAAGTTAGGCTGGAGATTATCAACGTAGAGCGTACTCATTGTTTTATCTCCTCTACTGTAAAGAGGTTGCTATCACCGTAGATGTAAGTACGATAGCTCTTTGGGTCTATTTGCATCCGAATTGTATACGTGTTTGTGTTTGTAACAGTAAAGCTTGCTGCCATAGACAAGCTATACATATAGTTATCAGCCTCATGATATATAACATAAGGATGTTTTACTATTTGTGAGTATGCACCACCTTGATCATGTGTAATTCTGGCCTCACTGTTTGGAAAAGCATTTGAGTTGTACTTGTATATATGCCCATTGTACCGAACAATGATTAAACTGTTATCATACTTTGGAGTAAATGGGATTGTAACAACATCAGACCAACCACTTCCTGTACCATCAAAATAGTTGTGTGTAGCAGTTTCAACCTGCACTAAAGCGCCAGCACTAGGTACCAACGTCCCACCAGACGCATCTAGCGTATGTCCACTAGGGACAAGAACCTTATTTGCATTAGCCCCAGATGAAGGGCCTTTAAGTGTTTGTAATATCAATTCACCTGACATTTATATCACCGTTAGGTTGCCATTGACTGTAAGAATAACGCCACTGGCTATAGTAATAGGGCCAGCAGTGCTTGCGTTTTCCGTTGCACCAATAGTTGTGTTTGTTGTTATGCTTTGCTCATTTATCTGAAACACCGCCGTCTTTGTTTTGTTCTGATCTGTGTCAAACAGAGGCGCACGAATACTGCTACTGAATGTACCGCCGCCAGATAGTGTAGGTGCGTCCGCAACGCTGAACGTGTTGTGACACACTACAGTGATCTCGTCGTTGATCGCAGCACCTACGCCCAGCACGACAGTAACACCGTCAGTGGCTGTGTAGTCTGAGGGCTGCAACAGAATGCCGTTCTGGTACACGTCTACAGAACCCGCGCTGTACACTGCATTGAATATGGTTTGGCCTGCGGTAGCTACATATGTGTAAGCTCTGCGTGTGCCTTCGGTTAAGGATTGTCCAATGTATGCCATGTGTTTGTCCTTATCCTAGTAAGTATCCGCTGAATTTACTGTAGTTCCCACTCCAATAGAAGTTTATATAATTTGGGTGAAGGAATAAATTCACTTGATCATTGGCTGATAACGTTAATACCTGCGTACTACTGACTGTTTGATCATTTGTGGTATTTACATAACACTGTGTCCAATTCTGACTTCCAACAGGTGAAACGCCGTTTACATGTAATGCAATCAGACCATAGTCACCCGCAGTTCCAGTTAAGATAGAATATGAAAACAGATATTTACCCGCAACAGGAGCAGTGAATGTAGTTCCGTTGAAATGGTTTCCAGTGTTGGTTACTGTACTAGAGAAATACGGATTTGTAGAACCTGAAAAGTGCTGATTACCACCACTGTCAGCATACGCCTGAAACGCAGGCTGATACGGCAGAGTCATACGCCCAGCCGTGTCAATAACTACACGCTCTACGTCCGATGTATAAAACGCAAAAGGCATAAAACTGCCATTAGACCCGTAAGTTGCAGCAATGCGCCACTGGCTATTAAACTCCCCCATAAGAAGTCTGGTGTCATCTGTGTCGGCCTCAAGGCCAAAAGAATATGAGTTGCCTCTTTGCTTGACATAAAAGTCGTAAGACGAGTTTGGTACATTCACACCAACCCTACCGCTAGTCTGCGTAAAGACATCACCCAGTTCAGCTAATTCTTTAGACTTACCCATTATGTAATCTCCAGAATGCTCATGATAACGTCACATGACCCTGATGCGCTAGATGAAATCATTATTTGATCGCCTGCCTCCATCACAACCTTCTGATCACCGCCGACAACGACAAGTGAGCCGCCAGCGGGAACAGTGGCCCCTTTGACAATATGCGTGGAGCCATTCGTTGTATTGTAAAGAACCACGTCAACAGTGATTGCAGTCGTCAAAACGTTAGCACAAGTTAGGCCAATAATTGTCGTTGCCGTGGCGCTTGGTACTGTGTAGCTGCCAATCGGACTTAAATACAAACCTATGTTGCGTGATGTCTTGCGGAGAAATGTGTTTGCCATGTCGTTATCCCAGTGCGATTGCTAGAGCCACCGCAGAGCCAGCGGGGTCAAAGTCAGTAGAGTCTAAACCATCTAATGTATCAGCGTCTACGCCCAGCGCATCAACAAAACTCTTAGTGACGTATGTGTTAATGTCACCACTTACTCGTGCAGTAGTATAGTACAGGTTTGTACCCTCTGCAAGGTCTGTTGTGCTTTTTGTTGCTAGGCGTGTATCAAAATCTGTGTTAGCTCTAGCTGTTGTGTAATAGAGGTTTGTACCTTCAGTTAGATCGGTAGTTGACTTAGCTGTAAAGGCTGAATCGAAACGTGCCTGAGTGTAGTAGAGGTTAACACCTTCAGTCAAGTCTGTTGTAGTCTTAGCAGATAGTGCTGTATCAAAGCGTGTCTGTGTGTAGTACAGATTAGTGCCTTCAGTCAGGTCTGTCGTAGTCTTAGCAGCTAGTGCTGAGTCAAACCGTCCCTGAGTATAGTAGAGGTTAACACCCTCTGCTAAGTCAGTCGTAGTGTGGTTACTAATGTCTGACACTTGACCTGTGACATTACCTGTCAGGTTAGTGGCTAGGTCTTTGTTCATAACCCACTGGTCTGCTGTAGCATCATACGTAATAGTAGCAGATGCACCATCTACAGTAATACCTGCACCGTTAGCGGCAGCAGCTGTAGCAGCACCAGAAGCTAGGGTAAGGTTAAGATCATCTACAGATACAGTGGTAGAGTTAATCGTTGTTGTTGTACCGTCTACCTGTAAGTTACCTGCAATAACAAGAGTACCTGTGTCATCTCCGTGTGCAGCAGGGTCAATAGTAAAGGTAGCAGGGCCACGTAAGTAGCCACTGGTAGTAATGTTACCCACAAACAAATCGTCGTTGCTATCTAGAGCTACAACTTTCTCTGCGGGTAACGTAATAAAGATGTCCTTGGTACCAGAGGTAAAGCTAACTGCACTACCTGCGTTGCTGCTCTCAAGGATTGTTGTTCGTGTAATTGTACCAGCGCCAGAAGAGTATGTACCTAATCCGACTTCCCACTCGTTAGCATTACGATGTGAGATAGCGTAGTATGTTGTGTCTAAGTCAGAGAGTACCGAACCGAAAGACTGAAACCCGTTTACTGCACCATCTAGTACAATAGGGTTTGTGCCTGTCGTGGTAGTAGTCTCTTTTACTCTATCTCTGAGTAGGAGAGCCATAAGTATACTCCTTATTAGGCGATACGTACAATAGCGTTAGAAGCATCAGCTGTTGGGAACTGAATAGTAAAGTCACCGTTAGTTGATGTCTTAGTACCACCAAAGTCGATTACTGCAATAGCAGCATTACCTTGTGATGCGTTATAGATAATACATCCATCCGCTGAAACAGTAGCTGATAGCCATGTTGTATCTGCAAAGTCTACGATAGCTGTGGAACCATCCAAAGAGATAACAGGGGCTGTTAGGGTGTTACCACCTGCAACATAGTTTGTACCGATAGCTTCGTCTGTGTTAGATGTAACGTCACTATAGTTAATAGTGGTGTCATCATATGTACCAGCTGGTGTGTCTTTAATAAGTGCCAGCTTGATTGTGTCTGTGTCTAAATCGTGAACACCCCCAAGTAGTTCTTGCTTGAAGCTGTTGCACATTGCTGTTGTGATAGGCATAGGGAATGTCCTCGTTTAAGAAAGCACAAAGAGGCCAGCACTAGGCCAGCCTCTAAGTTTAGCTAAATTAAGCTGCGTTGTAGTTCGCAACAACCAGAGCTTCTGGGCGCAGAATCTTTCTGCCGTACATGTGCATACCACGCACGATGTCCGAGAAGGAGTCTGGGTCACGGTATGTTTCAACTTTGTTGATCTGCTCTGCAGAAGCAACAGCTGAGTCGTGACCAGCAACGATAACACCGTAGTCAGTTTGCTGTGCAGTTGTACCAGAAGTACCAGCACCGCCGCCCAAGTATGGCAAGTTGTTTGAAACGTATACACGGAAGCCGTGCAAGTTGTTCAATACCAAGCCATTCATCAAGCCAGAGCCGCCGAAGTCTGCGTTCAATACGCGTGAGTCTTCGTCTTTCAGCATCTCTACGAATACTGGATCGACTACAACCCAACGACCACGAGAGTCAACGTTCTGTACGTCCATCTTACGAGCCATACGTGCAAGTACAGTCAATGGAGAAACAGTTGCGTTTGACAATGCAGTTGCACCTGGCAAACGTGGTGCCAATGGAATTGCATCACCAGCAGTTGCAGTACCTGAAATAGTCAAGTTACCGAATGCTGTTGCGTCCAGCTTGTTAGCTGCCAACAATTCGTCTGTACCAGAAGCTGCGTTAGCAACAGTACCTGAAACAGTTGTGTTAACTGCCCAAGAACCTGCACCACCAGCATAACCTGACAAGTAACCTAGTACTTCTTCGTCCATGGAGTCAGCCATTTTATAAGCTGCACGGTCCGATGCCAAGCGCACGAAGTCGATATGAGAGAATTTCTCTTCGATGTCGTCCATCTTGAACGCAAAGTAGTTAGCTTTGTCGATGGTCAGTTGGAAGTCATTGTCAGCCAATGATTGTGCTGTGATAGATGTGTTACGCTGCAGAGCGTTGACTGTTACGTCAGGCTCTTTCATAATGCGAACTGTATCACCTTGGTTTGCAATCTCACCGAAATAATCGTTGTTTGTGATTGCGTTAGTTACTGCGGATTTACGCAGTGCGATTTGTGCTTGTTTGGAGTAGATGACTGGGCTAAATGCGCCTGCCATACCACCTGATGCCGCCGAAATCATAATAGTATCCTTTCATATAGATATGGCGTTGATATATAACACTACATACCCACAATATGAAAAGAGGCCAATCGTATAGGGTAGTCAGCTTTGCAATGCAGGATGGCCGTCCTTGATGCGCTGGGCCTATTAAACTGGGTAGTTCTTAATATGTGGCTAGTGCTTAGTGAAAAGCATACACACGTATAGTTGTGTATATGCTATAGTTGTATCTACGAATAGCTTATTGTCAAGCTACTTTTTAGATAAATCGTAGATAAACTTACCTTTGCGCTGGGCTTCAAAGATTTCATCTGCACGCTTCTCGTACTCTTTGATGGACATCTTTGCAACCTGTGATTCACGAAGGTAATTCGATGCGTCATCCGTAGCTGGTGCTGCCTTCTTAGCTTTAACTGATGAGGCTGCATCCTTGTCTTCGGATGAACGTTTCTGTGTCTTGATTCCTTTGTCTACTTTATATAAGTCTAACACACGAGCTACGGACTTAGCGTCATCCTCGTTCTCGTATAAAGCATCCTGTACCCACTTAGGCTGTGAGTCTGCCCATGTGTGGAACGCATTGTCTTCACGGATCTGATTAAAGTCTGGGTGTATACTCATTAGCTCTGCTTCTGCTTTCTCACGCTTAGCAGTAACACGCAGTTCCTCGATCTCTTTCAAGCGACTATCTAAGTCAGATGCACGCTCAGAAGCTTTCTTATCTGCAATAGCTTCTACGATGCCAGCAATGTCAGGATACTTCTTAGCCCATGCTTCTACTTCTTCAGTAGACTTAGGTAGTACAAGCTCATTCTTTGTAGCAGATTCTAGTTGTGATTCTAGCTTTTCTAGCTTAGTTTTATACTCTGCATCCTTCTCTTGCATGTACTTGCGGATGTCAGAGTAACGCTTCTTAAAGCTTTTCTCTTCGGCGCTTAGCTCTGAGTCGTCTTCTTGCGCTGGGGCTTTGGCCTCGTGCTCAACGTCTTCGCTTGGCTCTTCTTGGGTTTCTGGTTCGGAGACAGGCTCTTCTTCCGCAACATCTTCTGCGGCTTCTTGCTGTACACTGTCATCGTCATCTTGAATAACTCCTGCTTGCTTTAGCAGTTCGTTTAGTTCTGCTTCTTCCTTTGCCACACGTGCAGCATTACGCCGATGTGATAGAGAATCTGTTTCAATAGTTTGGGCTTCCGACATTCTTTACTCCTTATGTTGGGGCCAGCCCACAAGGGGCTGGGTAGCCTTATAGTTATATGGTAGTCTTATTAAGTAGTTACTTCTTCTTCTTTTTGTCCATCAAGCCGCCTTTGTTCCTACCGCCGCCGCCGCCTCTGCGAGTACTACCGCTGCTGCTACCGCCGCCACTTCTTGGATCTGACGCATCTGTCGCTGACACGGAGTCATTACGTGTAGCAGTACCGCCAGAGCCAGATCCTGTATTGGAGGTTCTAGCTGTAGAAGGTGCATTAGTCCTGCCCACTTGCGCAGCAGATTGCCCAGATGAAGCCATTTGACTTTGTACAGCACTAACACCTGCTTGTGCCGCAGAGTTACGTGCAGCTGCATCTTCTCGCATCTGTTGAGCAAAGTCTGTGCCACCACCGCTACTACCAGAGGATCGAGAGGTGGAGCCAGCTGGTTCGTTAGTAAAGGTGTTACCTGTACCAAACGCATCTGCCATTGGTGTGGAGCTATCGCCTTGGCCTGCAGTGTTGCCTTTTTCACTCTTCGAAGCACGGTAGCCTTCGTTTACATGTTTATAGCCACCCTCAACAGAACCTGCTTTTGTGTTGTCAGGTTCATTAGTGGCAGGATCAAGAGTTTCTGTAGTAATGGGAACGATAGTCGAACCCTTAACATCACTACCTGTTGCGTCTACAGGTTCATACCCCATAGCCTCTTTTACTGCAGCGTCTACTGCACCCTTTTCTACACCTTCATAATCCTCACCGTCTTTACCAGTAAGTTTACCGTACAAGCGTTCTAGTAAGCTAGGCTTATCTTCTTGTGCTTGAGCTAGCATATCTTCCATCTTAGCACGTTCAGCATCTGTTAGAGTGCCTGACTTAATGCGGCGTTGCATCTCTGCTTCAAGCTGCTTAGCATTTTGTGAAAGACCGAACTTAACAGCCATACCCAGAATAGGGTTGACGATTCCAGCACCAGCTGTAATAAGATTACCTGTCATGCCTTGCTGCTCTTTAAGCATATCTTCCATCTCAGATATTGTCAAGCCTTGATAGTTAATAGGCTCTGGTGCAGGTACAGGGGAGCCGCCGCCTCCACCACCGCCACCTTGAGATTGAACAGCTGTATCTTCTGGCTCAATAGCAACAGCCTCTGTACCTACAGGGTAATACCCTTCAGGGATGTCCATCTGAGGTTCACCATCAATAAAGGTAATCATGATCTTACGACCCATATCGTTTTGATATGCACGCATCTCTACTTGACCCATACCCTCTGCATAAGCAGTAGTATCGAAGCCGCCTGAAAGATCACCGAAGCCGCCTGTATCCTGATATGTAGATGTGTCGCCGCCCTCTGCAAAGGCTGCAGGTTGACCTTCTTCTTCAACAAACTCAAGCTCAGAGATGTCAAACATCATGTCATCTTCTGGTTCTACTGTCTCCATTCCGACAGGCTCACCACCGATACGACCATTATCGTTCATATCTTGGTAAGCATATTTAGCTTCGGCACGTAGATCTTCAAAGAACTTAACACCGTAATAACGCAGTACGTCAGCAGGTACAACATACTCACCTTCACTTAGTTGTGCAGGGATGTCGTCACGTACCTCTTCTGGCAGTGAACCCGCTGGTACAGGATTACCTGACACAGGGTCAACACCTACTGTGTTATCAGGAACTGCCCCTCCTTCATTATACTTACTACCGCTGTACTCGCCACGCTCTTTCTTACGCATACCACGCTCAACTGGATCACCCATAAAGTTTTCTAGAAAGCGATCAAAAGCAGACTCAGTAGTCTCCTCTTCCTCTTTGTCTTCTTTCATCCAGCGTATAAAGTTAGCCCAGTTACTGCTGTTACGCTCTGAAGGGTTAAAGAGGCTTTCCACAAAGCCACCGCCATCGTATCCTGTACGGCTAGACTTAAATACCGCCTCCATCTCTTTATCAACTGCCATTTACTGTCTCCCTGAGTAGTCGTAACTTACGTAACTGGTTTATAGCGCCTTGCGCTCTGTATACTTCAACAGGATCATGTGCTTGTTCCATTACACGATGCTGCAAGAAGATGAGATCATCAATATGCTTGACGAACTCATCCATAGTCTCTTTATCGTTAACCCATTGCTTGAGGCTCATTACCTGTAAATCCTTGTTCACCTGGAGTTGGAGCAGTGCCTACGCCCATCTGAGAGCCGCCACCACCTGATGTATCAGCTACACCCTGCGGTCCTTGTCCCTCTGGTCCTGCTATACCCTGCTCAGGCGCTGGGCCAGCTTGTGGTGCTTGGAAGCCTTTGAGAATCTCTGCTTGGATAGCTGCGTCCTGCATAGAGTTAGTAACCTTGTCAGGGTCAAGATCCATACTCTTAGCAATCTCACGGATAATATAATCCATTTTAGCGAATGGTGCAAGTACTGGATTCTGTGCTACCTGCAAGAACTGCATTAAGCGCTGTGAACGTACTTCGTTAGCCATCAAGCTTTCTGTACCAGAAGCATGTACCTCTAAGTCACCACGAATAGCTTCATCAAAGTCAAACTGCATGTTAAATGCAAAGAATGATTTACCTAGTGGGCGAATCAGATAGTCATCTACGTTCTTAACTACAGTACGAATGCTACCATTAGCAGCAGACATAAGCATAGAAATGCCAGAAGCAGTGCGACCCACGCCGCTGACACCAGTCTGACCATGGGCAAAAGAAGGGAAACCAGTGCTTTCATCTGCTAATACCCGTGCTTTATCAAAGAGTTGCATGTTTTCTTGTGCGACATTCGGGAACTTAGTACCGAAGATGGCCTGTCCTGGTGCACCGCCCTGACGACGAAAGACCTTGCCTGGATACACAGATAAGTCTTGACCAGGTACTAGGTTGGTTTCATCTACCTCAATAATAAGGTTACCAGATAGTGCAGCATTGTCAATAGCCATACGCATAAAGCCATTCATCAATGTCTGTGTATCATCCATGTTCTCAGCGATACCAACACCAAAGAAGCTGTATGGGTTGTGCTCATAAGGTACTGCATAGTAAGGAATACGTGCAGGCTTGAATGGGTTTAGTACCATACGTAGTACTTCACCGTTACAAATCCATACGTTAGCATTTACTTCGTCTAGATCCTTAAGCTCTGCAGGTACTTTAACGCCATGATCTTCCAGCATGTCTGTATCAATAAAGCCCCAGAACTCAAACACTTCCCAGCGTTCTGACTCAGGCTGTGCATCGTTGTCTTCCATGGACTGTTCCCAGTGCTTTTG